TGCAGGTCAAACTATCGATGAACCTTTCCCATCCTATCCTACAGCAAAAGAAATACATGCTGTTGCAGAAGAGATGAGAACCTTCGTAGAAAATACGGAGAAGTGATATGGAAACGGTACTGCCCCTTAAAAATATTAAGGACATATGTAGTAATAAACAAAATGCTGAATTATTTTTAATACTTCAAATGCATTTACTATATCCCAATCTTTATAGAAATAAAAATAAAAAGTAAAATTCACATTTCAAGAGGACCCTCTGGGTCCTCTTTTTTTATGCTTTAATATAAATATATAAGGAGACCTGCGTAGAAAAATGATTTGTGGTAAAAGGATGAGTCTAGAAGACCGTCGTGCATTCAAACTTAAGATGTATAATTTTTGGCAAGATACTCTTGAGGAGAGATTAGCAGGAGTTAAAGCTGCTAAGGCTAAACTCGAAGAACAGATGTCCAGAGATGAGAACTAATGGCTTCTACCAGAATAAGACAAGCAAAAGATCCCAATAAGAAAGCTCTGAGTAATCAGATAGTAAATAGGAACTTTTTAGCGCCAACTGGATTTAAATTTCTAGTTTCTAGAGCACCTAAGATTTCTTATTTTGGAAATCAAGTAAATGTTCCTTCTCTAACCTTAGGAATTGCTAATCAACCATCTTATTTGAAGGATATTCCTCGACCTGGGGATAAGATTTCTTTTGAAGATTTGACTTTAAGATTTTTAGTTGATGAAGATTTAGAAAATTATATGGAAATTCAAAATTGGATAAGAGGAATAGGATTTCCGGAAAGTTTAGATCAAATATATGATTTTCAAAACGATGACTCTCATACAATTAAAGCAAAATATCCAGAAGAAATAAATTTATTTTCTGATGGAACCTTAACTATTTTAGATAATGTAAATCTTCCAAGATTCAAGGTTGTTTTTGATGGGTTATTTCCCTATTCTTTAAGTACTTTAAATTTTGATGCTACACAAACCGACTTAGAATACTTTACAGCAGAGGTATCTTTCAAGTATAATATATACAATATTGTAAGCGCTTGACAATGATCGATCTGGATCAACTCCAGAAGATGTGGGAAGAAGATGCAAAAATAGATCCTGATAATTTACATACAGAATCATTGAAGATCCCATCTCTTCATGCAAAATATTTTCAATTATATAATACTATATTCCTCCTGAGAAAGAAAGCAGAGCAGCAAAGGAAGAATATTCGTCATGAGCGTTATGAATATTTTTCTGGTAAATCTGACCCTGAGGTATATGTAGAGAATCCCTTTCCAAAGAAGATACGAGATAAGGATACTATGCAAAAGTATTTGGATGCAGATGAGAAACTTTCCAATACTTCATTGAAGATTGATTATTATGATGCAATGTTGGTGTACTTAGAGAGCATATTAAAAGTAATTCAAAATAGAACTTATCAAGTAAAGAATGCTATCGAATTTATGAGGTTTAATTCTGGATTGGGGTAATAAATACTAGTACATGAATGTGTGTAGTGAGTGATTTAACTATCCAAAAAGTAAACGAGGTGTATCTTAAAATAGATACTCAACCTCATATTGAATATGAATTAAGAGATAGATTTACTTTTGAAGTTCCTAATAAAAAATTCATGCCTCAATATAGAGGTAAGTTTTGGGATGGTTATGTTCATTTGTTTAATATGAAAACCAAGAGAATCTATGTTGGTCTTTTGGATAAAATTATTGCATTCTGTGAGAATCACGAATATACCTATAAATTTGAAGATAATAAATTTTATGGTCTTCCTTTCGAAATCAATGAAATGATTTCTAAGGCTGGTGTGAAAGATTATATGAAGAGTATTACCAGTTTTAAACCCAGAGATTATCAAATAGATGCTGTTTATGATGCACTCAGATATAATAGGAAATTACTAATTTCTCCTACTGCATCTGGTAAGTCTTTAATGATCTACGCTATTACCAGATATTTTGTAGGGAGAAAGAATAAAGTTCTTTTAGTAGTTCCTACCACTTCTTTGGTGGAACAAATGTTTAAAGATTTTGAAGAATATGGATGGGATGCTAAAAATCATTGCCATAGAATATATGCTGGTAGAGAAAGGACCAATGTTAACGAAGTTACCATTACTACTTGGCAATCTGTTTATAATTTAGATAAAGGATTTTTCGAAGATTATGATGTGATAATAGGAGATGAAGCTCATTTGTTCAAGAGCAAATCACTTGTAGGGATCATGGGGATGTTACATCATGCAAAGTATAGATTTGGGTTTACTGGAACTTTGGATGGCACACAGACCCACAAATGGGTCTTAGAGGGTTTATTTGGACCATCGTATAGAGTAACTCAAACGAAGGATTTAATTGAACAAGGACATCTTTCTCAGTTAGATATTCAATGCGTAGTTCTTAAATACACTCCCAAGAAGTTTGATACTTATGAAGATGAAATTCAATTTTTAATAAGTCATGAAAAAAGAAATAAATTTCTTTGCAATCTAGCAGTCGATCTAAAGGGTAATACATTGATGCTTTATAGCAGAGTAGAAACTCATGGAAAGGTGCTTTATGAAATGATAAATAAAAATGTAACCCATGGAAGAAAGGTTTTTTTCATTCATGGAGGAGTTGATGCTGAAGACAGAGAATCAGTTAGAAAGATAACTGAAGAAGAAAATAATGCTATAATAGTGGCTTCTTATGGCACTTTCAGTACAGGCATCAATATTAAACATTTGCACAATGTTATTTTTGCCTCTCCTTCTAAATCTCGTATAAGGAATTTACAGAGTATTGGAAGAGTTCTTAGAAAAGGTAAGAATAAAACCAAAGCAAAACTTTATGATATTGCTGATGATCTTACTAAAGGATCAAGAAAAAATTATACTTTGAATCATTTTATTGAAAGAGTAAAAATTTATGTACAAGAGCAATTTAACTATGAAATTACATCAATCAACATAAAAGACTAGAAAAGGAGGATCTAGATGATAGAAGAAGATTTTTATTGCACTCTTAAATTAAAATATAGTGGAGAAGAAATATTTGCTAAAGTAGCAGCATCTGATGAGGAGGATAGAACTATGCTACTAGTTTCTAATCCGGTAGTTATAGAAGAAGTTAAAATGAGAAATCAATGTATGGGATATAAATTTGAACCCTGGATTAAAACCTCTTCAGAAGATATGTATATTATGAATCTAGATGATATCTTAACGATGTCTGAATCAGAAGATATAGAGATGATTAATTATTATCAAGATTTTATCCAAAAATCTAACAAGAAGAATCGTACTAAGATGTCTAAAAAAATGGGATATATCGGTAATGTGAATGAAGCAAAAGGAATGTTAGAAAAGATTTATAATAATAAGTAGTAGATTCCTTCCATCCTTAACAAACCTATTCTACATATATTTCATATACTTGTCAACTAGGTAGATTGTCTGCTATAATATTTAAAGATAAGTATATATTATGCCTTTTACACCTGCCTATGGGACAATGAAGAGAACTCCTAAGAGATCCGAGCACTATGTTAACAATAAAGAGTTCTTGGCTGCTCTAGAGAATTATTTTGCTGAGGTGGAAAGGGCTGCATTGAATGATAAACCTAAACCACAGATTCCTAGGTATATTGGTGAATGTTTTTTAAAGATTGCTAATCATTTATCATATAAGCCTAACTTTGTGAATTATATGTTTAAGGATGATATGATATGTGATGGTATTGAAAATTGTGTGAGATATATTGCTAATTTTAATCCAGAGAAATCTAAAAACCCCTTTGCTTATTTTACTCAAATAATTTATTATGCTTTTCTTCGAAGGATTTCTCAAGAGAAGAAACAATTAGAAATTAAAAATAAGATCTTAGAAAAGACTAATTTTGATGAGGTCTTTGATGCTAATGATATGGATAGTGCTAATTATTCAGAGTATAATTCTATCAAAGATAGCGTGCATTCTAAACTGAGAAATTAATGCGTGTAGCTATTATTACAGACACTCATTATGGAGCAAGAAAGGGTTCACAACTCTTTCATGATTATTTCGAGAAATTTTATCAGGATGTCTTTTTTCCGGTATTGGTTGGAGAGGAGATTGATACTGTAATTCATATGGGGGATGCTTTTGATAGTAGACGTGGGGTTGAATTTAAGTCTTTAGATTGGGCAAAGAGAGTAGTCTTTAATCCACTTAAAGAACAGGGGATTACTATGCATTTGATGGTGGGAAATCATGATGCATATTATAAGAATACTAATGAAATAAATTCTATTGATTTATTATTGGGAGAATATGATAATGTTATTCCATATTCTGTTCCTACAGAAGTTAAGATTGATGATTTAGATATTCTTTTTGTTCCTTGGATAACAGAAGAAAATAAGGAACATACTTTTGAGTGTTTGAAGAAGACTAAGTGTGAAGTAGTGATGGGTCATCTTGAGTTAAATGGGTTTAAAGCAACTCAAGGACATATGATGGAAGATGGGACATCTGTGTCTGAGTTTGAAAGGTTTAAAAGAGTTTACTCTGGGCATTTTCATTGTAGATCAAATAGGAATGGGATATATTATTTGGGGAATCCTTATGAAATGTTTTGGAATGATGCTGCAGATACAAGAGGATTTCATATTTTCGATACAGAGACATTAGAGCATACTCCAGTTAATAATCCTTATAGGATGTTTTATAAAATTTATTATGATGATACGCCTCATCAAACCTTTGATACTAGACAATATGAGAATAAAATTGTTAAAGTAATTGTTCGTCAGAAAACAAGTCCTATTAAGTTTGAGAAGTTTATTGATAAATTATTATCTTCTGGTGTTGCTGATTTAAAAATTGTTGAAAATTTTCAACTCATAGAATCTGGAGATTTTGAAGTAGAAGAATCAGAGAATACACTTTCTATTCTTGATAGATATATTGAAGAATCTGAAACAGAATTAGATAAGTCAACTATACAAAGTTTGATGAGAAAAATTTATCAAGAATCTTGTGAGATTGTGTAATGCATATTATTACAGTTAATGGTAAAGAAAAGGATGGTGCTTACTCTGTTAGAGATGATGAGGGGGAACAGGTTCTTTATATTTTTCAACAAGAAGATGACGCCATTAGATATGCTATGCAACTTGAGGATAAGGGATATCCTGAGATGCATGTTATTGAAGTAGAAGATGATGTAATGATTAAAACATGCGAAATACACGACCATAGATATGCTATTATCTCACCTCATGATATTGTGATACCTCCTGACGACCAAAATGATTTTATTTGAAAAGATTTCCTGGAAGAATTTTTTATCCACAGGTAATCATTCTACAGAAGTTATACTCAATCAAAATCCTACTACTTTAGTTGTAGGTCAAAATGGAGCAGGAAAGTCTACTATTCTTGACGCATTAACTTTTGTTTTATATGGAAAGTCTTTTAGAAAAATTAATAAGGCTCAATTAGTTAATAGTTCTAATGAAAAGGATTGTTTAGTTAATATTGAGTTTTCTATAAGTGGAATCAATTGGAAGATTGAAAGAGGAATAAAACCCAATATTTTTAAGATCTTTAGGAATGGGGAGGAGATGGATCAATCACATTCTGCGTTGAATCAGCAGAAGTGGTTAGAACAGTCTGTTCTAAAGATGAATTATAAATCTTTTACACAGATTGTTATTTTGGGCAGCAGCACTTTTGTGCCGTTTATGCAATTGCTTCCTGGAAGTAGGAGAGAAGTTGTAGAAGATTTATTGGATATTAAAATCTTTTCTTCTATGAATGTTCTTATTAAAGAGAAAATAAGAGGAGTAAAGGATGAAATTAAAACTTTAGATTTAAAGAAAGAATCTTTAAAGGATAAAGTAGAGATGCAAAAGAAATTTATTGAAGAGGTAGAGTCTAGAGGAAAAGAAACTATAGAAGAAAAGAATAAGAAGATTAATGAACTAGATCAGTCTGTAGTAAAGTTAATGAAGGATAATGAATTTTATGAAGGTGAAGTAGTAGGATATACACAGATGCGAGAGAAGAGTGTTGGTGCTACAGAAAAACTTCTTAAGTTAGCGGGATTAAAAGGTAAGATATCACAGAAGGTATCAACTATTACAAAAGAACATAAGTTTTTCACAGATAATACTGTTTGTCCTACTTGTACTCAGGATATTGAGGAGGACATTAGAATAAATAAACTTGCTGACGCTCAAAATAAAGCAAAGGAGTTGCAATCTGGTTTTAAAGAACTAGAGGAGGCAATTAAAACAGAGGAAGAAAGAGAGCGTCACTTTACTACCGTATCTAAGGAGATTACTAAACTTACGCATGGCATTTCTAAAAACAATACTCAGATCGCTGGCTGCCAACGACAAATCAGGGATCTTGAATCGGAAATTCAAAGAGTTACCGAGCAACTTGCAAACAGAAATACTGAGCATGAGAAGTTAGAATCTTTTAGAAATAGTCTTCAAGACACCTACCAGCATTTGGCTGAGAAGAAAGAGACTATTTCTTACTATGATTTTGCTTATGGACTCCTGAAAGATGGTGGGGTTAAAGCAAGCATAGTCAAAAAATATTTGCCTTTGATTAATCAGCAAGTTAATAAGTACTTGCAGATTATGGATTTCTATATTAATTTTAAATTGGATGAGGAATTCAATGAGACTGTGGAGTCTCCCATCCATGAAGATTTTTCTTACTCTTCCTTTAGTGAGGGAGAGAAA